TTCGGACTTATCATAATTACGGTACCCTTCAACATTCCGGATTTTTAGTTTAAAGTCTGCACCTTCCCAAAAGTCAAATGGGTTGACTGGAGTTTCATCTGCAAACTCTGGTTGCATTGCATCCATAATTTTCTCAAAGATTTTCTTACCAAATTTGTAAAGCATAACCTTACCTTCATTGGCAGGATTTCCTGGGTCTGACATGACAAGAACATTTGTTACATAGTGTAACCGACGTTTTTGTGCACGTGCAGTTTCCTTATCGGCCTCAATACCAGAGTTCCATAGTCGTGAATTTAACTCACCAACTGGGTCGTTTTGACCAATTGATGTAAGTGAGTTTTCAATGTACCATTGACCTGTTGGGCCTTTGAAACCATGATCCCAGTACCGAACCCAAGGTAACTCTTGGCCCTCGTTTGCGGGTAGAAAACGAAGTACGGCATACCCATTACCTGCTTTATCAACAGTGGGTTTCCAAATACGGTCATCACCGTAATTTTTTGTTTCGGTAGATCCACCGGCGGCCTCAGCGGCCTGTACCAGTTTAGAGATTTGATCGCGATTGCGTTTTAAATTTTCGAATGACATAGTCTTGTCCTTATATTAACTGAAGTATTTAACTGTATTATTATATCATATATACACTGAAGTGTACACATATTTATATACAATTTATTCAAAAAGTGATGAATCAATTGCATTTATTTTAGGCAACAAATTTAATTGCATTGCCTCTGCCTCAAGTTTATCTCTGATGATAGGAGAGACAAACTTTCGGACATCCTCTGGATCAATATTATGCTTCTCACATACCAGAAGAATTGCTTCCATATAACCAATAGTTTTTTCAATGACTGTTCTTTCTATTAGTTTGGAAAATCTTGTTTTCGTTAGAAATTGTTCCTCGATAACCTCCATTAATCCATTATCCTCAATATGATTGTGTTGGCGTTTATGCGCCCATTGGGCACAGATGTTTTTGTTGTCAGAGTTGTCCAGGCTTTATCAATTTGTCTGGATGATTTATTCTGTACAACAGGTAATATTTCATCTGGTTTACGCAATCGGATTTGTCTGCTTTCCTCTGCATTAAAATCCTTAAGTGTTGAACCAGAGATACTAAATCCGGTTGTGGATGTGGAGACAAACTCTTTTAATAATTTCTCCTTGGTATCATATGTGTACATTTTAGAGCGACCAATCAATTGAATTGGTGGTATTGATACCAATTTTAGATCCTTGTCCTCTTTTTTGTACTGAACCTTTGAGACTTGTTTGTCTGCAGATTTTGGCTTTGGCAAACGTGTTGCACGAAGTGCCTTTGCAGCATTTTTGATTTTATCCAAATCTGCCAACATATCATTAATTGCAGTAATACGTCTCTTAATCTCAGGTCTCTTTAAATGATTATAACCCTCGACGGCTTGATCACAGCGTTTATGATATGCATCCTCATAATCAAGCAACCATCCATCCAATACATCACGCACAGGTTTTGTTGCAGTACCTGACAATCCATGTTTTTGGAACAATTGATAAACATCAATGGTTGTTTTTTCTCCGGCAATCCAATCATCTTCTAGATCCAATAGGTCCTGCATGATTGTATTACCAATTTTATTGGCTGTCCTTTGGGCAGGAGTAAGTGCAACAACCTTGTTTGTGTCTTTTGGTTGTTCTGCTTTCTCCTTTAAAAGAATTTTACCCTCGTCAGCCAATTTAATGACATAGCGTTTAAGAGCAGTTTCCCAATATTCAACTTTATTATCCTTAGGCAATTCCATTGTCAACCACCATGCGATTGTTGCATAATGGGTGTGTGAATAAAATTTGTATTCTGGGTTTGCAAGGATGCTTTTTAATTCAGCCTTTGTATGATTGGCTTTTAAATACGCCTTAAATACACTTACAAGATCCTTATTATCAACCTCGTAATGAAAATAATTTTTGGTATACTCGTAGCCTTTATCGGTTGGTATAGCACCAATGCCGGTTTTTGCTCTACGTGGTAATACCTTTTTTGGTTTACGTTTATTAATAGCCATCATTCACTCCTTGGTTATTATAGTAGTATTCTATCATACTTTTAGCCAAATGTAAACCCCTAAAATGCATTTTTTTAAAAAAAGTTTTGGCGATCACGGAAGGACTCGAACCCTCAACCTGCTGATTAGAAGTCAGCTGCTCTATCCAGTTGAGCTACGTGACCATTCTGGTCGGAGATGTAGGATTCGAACCTACGGCCCCTTGGTCCCAAACCAAGTGCGCTACCAGACTGCGCCAATCTCCGTTACCCTCGTCTCATTCTTGCCATTTCCTTAGCATCTTTTTTCCGTGTAACTGGTACCATGTTTGATTTATGCATGGTACCGATACCAATAATATAGTCTCCAGTATATTCATTTGCTTTACCTTTAAAGCATGTTCCAGGTATGGCATCAGAGGTTTTTGGGACAGAATTTCCATCATTTCTATATGTAGGTATTTCTGCTCTCCACTCTGATGCCCCACCCTTCACGCCCATCTTTTTAAGAAAGGCGTCGTGACGTGCCTCGGCTTCTTTCCACCCAGGTTTGCGCTTAACCTTGTGTTTACCGTGAACTTGTACGCCACGAATCATATGCATACTCATTTTGAATCCACCATTTTTGTAAATACTGTCATTGCCTCTAGCCTATCAGCGTATGAATTGCTTGATAACCCCTCAAGGCTTTTTAGATTTGATACATGATCACCAGCTTGGATACCCCACTGCCACCAGTTTTTGTCAAAACCTTCATCATCAGGATATAACTCATTTACCAATACATAACCTTTATAGGTGTATGCAGTATCAAAATCAGTGAGCTTTGGCATCACTTAACTCCTTTTCAAGCCTCTCAACACGAGCTGTCAATTGGGCAATTTTAAGTGACAGATCATGCAAACGCATTTCCAACATACTAGTCCCAGTCATTATCAAACCTTGTAGTCTCACGGTATACAGAACCATAATACTCATTAGCATATTTTGATGCGTCAGTATAGTGGTTGATGTTAATAGTGTCATTAACGCCAGCCATAGGGTCAACAGATTTAGTTTCTGTTTTACGAACGCGTTGGTTACGCTTTAGTTTGTTATTGAATTTTTTATGAGCGGCACGGATCATGTCCATACGTTGTGAATATGTTTGTGTAGTCATTATACCCATTTCTCCTCTTCACCAAGTACATTAAAACATTCATAAATATAGTCGCTGCTGTATATACCGCTTAAGTCCAAATGCATGTCTGCATCGACAAAGTTCCAGTTCATGGAACCATCATCATTCCAGTTTTCGGTATTTCCACAAGCTTTATTAAAACAATCAATTACATCTTGTTTGATTACAGATCCATTTGGTAATAACATTTAATCACTCCTTCATTTGTTATATACATACTAACATATCTAGAACCAAATGTAAAGTGTTTTTTTCGTTTTTTGTAAAAAAAGTTTTGTTGTAGATCAATCACTTATAAAAAAGTTTAAGAATTATAAATTTTTCTTAGATGATCCTCAAACTGGTCAACCTTTTCTATACGGTTGGGCCATAAAATATATTCCTTTTCAGGATTCTTTTTCAAATTGGTCAACAATGGCTGAATTGCATTGTACAATTTATCCAATTTGTCTTGAGTAGCCACAGCAGAGGTTTTAACTTGGGCCGCTTGTTGAACCGCTTCTAGTTCACTTTCATCAACGGCTGTAAATCCAAAATCAAATTCTTCCATGTGGCTACTCCTTTTATTTAGAAACTAAATGTAACACCCACTGTAAGGTCATCTATTTCTGTTTCGTTTAGATCAAAGTCTGCTTCAACTTTACCCACTAAACCTGCTCCTAGCTCATATGATGCTGCTAGGTCTAGATCTGGACGTGAGCCTTCGTCCCATGTATCCAACAATGCAAATTCATCTGTTGTGTTATACACAGGCACATCCATACCAGCTGACAAACTAACTGAGTACATGGTATATCCTACTGAAGGTGTCCATGTTACATCTGTGTGTTCGTCTGTGATATTATATGTGGATTCCACTTTGTTGTTAAGTGAAAGACCCCAGCCAAGATCTACTGCGTTTGCTGTCCCGGCCAATGTAATCATTGCGGCACCTGCCAATAGTACTTTTTTCATTTTAACTCCCTTGGTTACTGTTAGTACAAATGCAGGGCTAACCGTGGCCCTGCGCGGATGTGTTACGGCATCACCCGAGTATAAAGCAGAGCCACAAAATAAACTGTGGTTGCATCTCATCCTACCATTTGGTAGGTGATTAAGTAACCGACGAAGGAGCCTTAATGAGAGGAGTGAATGAGCTCAACTCCGCCGGTATTCCTGTGGGTTATGTTTGTAATCATCAATAACATCATCAATTAATGCAATAACCCAATCAACATCTTCTTGATCCATCGGAGGTAATTCTCGAGAGAGGATACCAATCGTAAGTTGTTCCTCTATAGCATTCCTGTTGCATTTACCTTGTACAATTGGTTTGTGATGACCATTTGTAAGTAAGTGTAATACAATTGGTGTATGTACCTCGTCATTGCAAAGCATTTATTCCTCCATTTGATATTTATATTCTACCACATTTTGGAAGGAATGTAAACACTTATTTTAACTTTTTTCAAATCTTTTTAATTTTTCCTTTATTTCAACTAGTTCAGTAATTAATTCATCCAGCCTCTTATAGAGTATATATCTCTCACTGACACCATTTTCCATCTGTCTGGTAAAAATTTTTACATCTGTATCCATTTTGTATACATTTCCTCTTGCACTATAGCACCATTATGACTTAGTGTCAACTCCTTTTTTCTCTATAATCTTAGATCCAGGGGTAATCTTTTGATAACTCTCTGCGAGCTGACGTGAGTTGCAGAGGGCCACTCTATTGCCCTCTTGGTCTACAACCTCATACCTAACTATCATATTAAATCTGTATCCATTTTGTATACATTTCCTCTTGTACTCTATATGCCTCTTCCTCCCAGGGAAATTGCTTATATTCATCCACGGTAGAGAATACATAGATATATTCTTCACCATTCCATGATTTTACAAATCCATCATCCTTTAATTGACCACGTTCATATTGTTTTAAATGGACAACCTCATGGAATACAACAGTGGCCAAATCGGCATCACTTAAACCTTTTCGGATATCAATTTCATGTTCGCCTCGGTCAACAAACAAATGCCAACCATCTGCATCCTCATCAAACTTACGAATTGTAAACTCAACATCCAAATTCTTTTTTCGTGGCATTAATTCCTTTATTGCAAACAAGAAAGCATCCTCTACAATCTTGCGTTCTCTTTTGGTACCACCTTTTACATCATAACTAATCATAATCACTCCTCATTTAAGAGTATACTATCATAACTAGAATCAAATGTAAAGTGTTTTTTTCATTTATTTACAACAATTCTGACATTTTCTGTTTTTGTTAATTTAAAATTATCATGTTTATGATGCCATACAAATTCAGAATCAGGGAATTGTTTAAACATACCTTCCCAAATAGGTCGCCAGTTTTCAATTAATCTGTTATTGTTTGTATTACCTCTGTCTGATTTTAATACCAAATCAGAGTAAGAGCGCAAATTAAAATCAAACACGCTATCAAATCCGTAAAAGTGAACGACATCTGCTTTTCCTTTTTCCAATGCCCAATACGCTGCAAAGTGTCCACAATTAAAATCTGTATAATTCTTTGCATACTTTGGCTTTTTAGTATAGAACTCTTTAATTCTACTAGCCACCCTCATATAAAACCTAGGTGATTTTTCACAATATGCCTTAGGACGAACACCACAAATCCACTCACCTGGTGGGTGTAATTCACCTTTATCAATACCGCGCATAAATTTAAAATCAACAATCATTGTTGCATATGCATTAGGTACCTCAAATGGTGGTAGGTTACATGTAAGTGTCATACCTTTTCTTGGTTCACTTTGATATAGTGGAGCCAAATCACCATTACCAACAATGTGCACAACCCTAGGCATTGTCCATCATCTCCTTAATCGCCTTTTTACCCTTTGGTCCTGTCCAGTGTACCATTTTTATAGGACCTTTATAGTTATCATTTTCAATTTGTAATCTCAAAACATTATATTCATTTGGTAGGTCATGTATACTTGCCAATTTCATAATAGGATTTAGCATAGAGTGTAAAACTTCTTGGTCGCCAACCTCACTGTGATTTTTATTAGCAGTTTTTAATGCCCATTCCTTTAGGATTTTAGGTTTATGTATAAAACCTACAACACCGGAATTGTGCCATAATTCACCCCTACGTTTTGTCCATGGTTTATCTTCAACCATACAAAGCTTATCAGGGACAATATAATCAAATATATCATCAATGTTTGCCTTGATTTCAAGGTCAATATCTAACCAAACACATTTTTCAATAGGAGCAAACCACATCGCCTCTGGTTTTAGAAACCAACTCTTATCCTGTTTGTTTTCCATTTCCATCACACCTAGGATGGATGGATGATTTTTAACAAATTTTTTCTTACGTTCACTCAAACCAAAATCTGCAAATACAAACTTGGTTTCATTTTTGTGTTTAAAATAGTTTCTAAGGAACCAATCCAACATCCATTCGGAATTTTTATCTGCTCCAATTAGAAACGCTTTAGGGAATACTTTTCTAGACATTTTCGATAGTGTATAAATCTGGGTTATAATTATGTTTTGCCAAACAACCTTGAGGGTTTTGTATGGTTGTAAAATTATCCTTAACCTCGACAGAAGGTGATGACCATTCCTGTAACCAAGGGAAATTATCAAGGTTAAGGAAAACATCGGTAGGTGCTGGATTGATCTGTGCCATTTCCATAAGTTGCCATGCACCAGATGGTTTCACAATGTATGCATGAGCTCCACCAAAATATCTCTTTTGTGTTAATGGACCCCATCCAATATGTGCACATTCATTCCATTTACCATACGATGCTTTTCCAATTGTACCAACATGTTGCAATGATGTTGTGTGTGGAACATGATTTACAAATACTGCATCATGTTCAAGGATTAAATAATCCTCATTTTCAAATGCACATTTTTCCCATAATGAATAATGAGAATGAAATGCCGCCATACAATTCTCATGTCTGGAGTACACTTCATTAAATGCATCTGGGTCAATGTTTTTTGATTTTAAAAGTTCTGCTGGATTATCTGCAGGTGTTGTGGCCTTCCAATGTTCCACAGTACCTATACCAAATCTTTGTGCAGAATTAATTGTACGTTTTGCTGAGCTCACGGAATTTTCATTATCCATGATTGTAATCACATAATATTTCATAACGTAGTTGTACTCTCCAATCCTTGTACTCTGGTATAAAATTTATTAGTCACACCAAGTTTTTCAATAATCTGATAACACATAAGTGCATCATTCGGCCATGCTCCATACTTTTTTGTAGCCTCAATAAGTTGTTTAGCACCATTTGGTTTAATTATATATGCACTATTTCCGGCAAGGCCTTGGGGTACATTAAAATTATCAATTCGTGGTACAGAAACAATAGGTTTTACACTACTGGTAACCTTATCATAGTATTCCTTTGATTTCCTTGTTGCCCCTCTAGGATCATTAATACCTATAATATCATAATCAGATTCCAAAATATACTTTGGTGTTAATTTTCTTTCAAATAATGCATCGTGTTCCAAAACTAATATTGGTTCATCATCCTGTATTGCCTTTTCCCATAATTGATAATGGCTTAAAAAACAAGCAATTCGTTTTTCCCTTACCTTTGTTGGATAGGCCTTGAGTGTGAGTCCTGATTTAAGATCAATCTTTTCACCTTCCCACGGATATGTCCATTCCAATCTTAGATATTTCATATGGGCCGAAACCCATTTTGGTGTGGACGCAGCGTGCATGTGAATTTCAAATTTATTACCTACATCCTTGGATGATTTAACCAATCGGTCATAGGCATCTGTTGAAAAACTACTTGATACTACTGTAATACAATACGCCTTCATGCCCCATCCTTGGTTTTATATTGCCATTCATCTGTATGCCCTACACTCCATTTTGGTTCTGTCTCTACAGCATAATTTTGTGTACATACCTTAAAATCAGGCTGTAATAATTTATCAGGTGTCAAGGAGCTATCACGCCAGACCACCCTATTATTAGGCTGAGCAGCGAATTGACCATTGTCGAGTCTAATAATGTTAAATGATTTATGCTCAGGGTCGTGTTCGCTAAAGTTGGTGTCAATGATGGAAGTATCCCTGTGACAATTATCAATTGTGAACTCATACTCTCCTGGATGCATTTGTTTATCCTTACCGAAAAATTCACATCTGGACAAAAGGGGTTTGGAAACCACAGTAATATCATAATCAAAGCAATCCCAAAGCTGAAGAGTATCAAGAGGCAAGAGCTCACCATGATCAGTTTTCCAAACGAAAGCCGAGATAGGTAATTTATCATATAACGCTCCATAATCAGTGAGCAATGTTTCAAAATATAAGGCCTTGTACTTTACAGATTTTACACTGATCCATATACCTGGTGTAAATTCACCATGACCTTTTTCTAAATCATAAAGATATTCCTTACGAACATAAACATTTACTGGTGGTAGTGGATGAACCATAAATGCCATTAAGCTACTCTAACCCCCTTACCGTCAACCAATTTGTTATAATGTGGAAACTCATCACACGGACAAGCCATACCTAAAAAATCAAACAACTTGCTAGGTTTATCACCACCTAAAATATCCAATGTCAAAAAATCATACTTTCTGTTTTTAAAATAATCCTGAACATCTCTATAATGATCATCATATGCTTTACTATAGGTATTATAATCAAAAAATGCGTTCTTGTAAACCTTTTTTCTTATATCAATTTGAAATTGTGATTGTTTCCATTCCTTTTTTCTTTCAAGGTATGGTTTCATGGATCTCAACCAATCATCCTTTTGTCGGACGGTATGAATAAATTTAGAGTTTGGATATTTTTTATCTAATTCCTTATAAAAGGGTATTACGGATATGTCACCAGCACCATCGTTAATACCATGAAACATATCCCAATGTGTAGGATAATGTATATGATTTAAACCAGCCATATTAAGGACTTCAGTCAGTGTTGATGTACCTGTCCTTGATAACCCTAGGCACCATATCTTTGGTTTCATATATCATACTCCCATTCTTTTCTAGGTAGATTTGTTATTCTCCATAATTGTTCTGCATTCATATTATCAGCACCCGGAAATTGACAATGAACAAAACAAGTGTCATGTGTTCTGTGATCAACAATCCTTCTAGCCACTTGAAATTTATCTCTTGTGCCATGGACATAACTATTCCATTTTAGATCCATAAACTGGACATTCATATCGGTTGCGAATATCATGGCATGTAAATATGGTTGGTCGCAAGTGTAAAAACTATCCAAACCAGCCTGACGAATAATCTTTACATAATCACTAAATCTTTCCCATTTTTCTCTGGCGTGTTGTGCACCTTTTTGTGAATATAAAACAACACCACTATTGTATATTTTAACAAGCCCTTCATTGGTCCTTGGCACATCGGCATCATATTCTTTTTTTATAAGTGATGCCCATCGTTCATCAAGTTCTGATGTGATTCTACCTAATGTAATGGTTCGCTGTTTTGGTTGGAATGGTTCCTCACAAATACCAATG